TCAATCCAAGGTCTGATTATCCGATAACAATATAATTTAGAAGCTGCTGTTGGTTCTCCTGAAGAAAAAGAAGTTGATAATTCAGTTCTCATCATTGAAGAAAATGCCAGATTAGAATTAGAAGTCATGAATCTGTATGAACCCATGATAATAGTAGTGTCTTCATCTTTGTTCGCCATCATCCCATACATTGATCCTTTGTTAGAATAGAAATCTGTAAAGTCAATAATTTCTGAAGGATCAATAAGTTTGTCAGTAATGAGATCAAGAACCAACATTGCTGGAGTTGTTGAACCATCATTGAAATACATTCCCGGATCTTGAATGGTTGAACCTACTGGAAAGAAAGTTTCCTTTGATAGTTCTAAACCACCTAGATCAATGGTACTCATTGTCCATAGATAAGGGGAAAGAACTGGAAGTCCGGGTAATGAAGCCTTAGCATCACCGTTCCAATTATTCCAAGTTTGTAAAGCATCTAGGTTGTATTGAATATCTAAACTCCAAGCCTGAGTGGCAGAGTCCCATTCCACTTGTATAGGTCCAAAGTCTGTTGACAGCCTAATCTCTTGACCGGTTTCACTCATCGCTTCATCACCTTTCTTGTTGCTATATGTGTTTTCTTTGCTAATGCTGCAAATTTAGAACGCGGATGCTTTTTCTTTAGTTTAGCATATTGCTTCTTGTATTCAAGATTATACTTAGAAGGCTTTCTGATCTTTTTAGATTGAACTTTCACATGGGAATGGGAAGGCTTTGCATTCCCTTGCGTAGCCGTTCCGCATTCATGGCAGAAGTTAGCCATAGTATCAAGCCTCAGCAGTGGATTGTATTGCAATAGCCATCCAGTCTTTTGTTGATAGTTTGACTACACGACAACGAATCCTAGCAGTTACCCAAAGATTAGCAGCAGCCACAGGGTTTCCATCATTACCTGTTGTAAGATAAAGAGTGTCATTGACAACTAAGAATGATTCAGATAAAGAAGAAGGACCAAAGTTATCAGGGAAAAAGTCTGAAGCAGCAGTTGAAAGATTGGCAGCAGCATCAATAGAAAGTCCTGCGGAAGCCACTAAGGCTTGACTGTCAGCTCTAACTAATGCAGTTCCCGGGTTTAAGTCGGTCAATTGGGTACTGATTGATCCATTACCAGCCAAGAATGAACCCACATCAGAACCATAGTCACCATCACGTTGAATGATGAAGTCCACAGATTCTATAGCTATAGCTTGACCTGTAGGGACATTTACATATGCAGAGAGATCTACAGTTGATTGCGTTCGGGTTCCGTTGGCTTGGGCAGAAGCCATCATCACGGTTTCAGTCAGGTAAAAAGAGCCAGTCATTGATTTGGTCATAACCATTCCAATGCAATGCGGTGTATAAAGTAAACTTAGTGTAGCCCCGCACATCACTTCAATCCTGACTATACGAGCGCACCATCCCAACCCACCACCACCTCATTCACACACGCCACTTATAGGGTTTTCTCCGATACATACATACATGGTAACTGCTTGGAGTCACTTGATGCGACATAAAACACTGACATTATGCCTGAATTCTTTTGAAATAGCCTCTAAAATGCCCAATTTCAGCGCATGGGTGCGAGAGAAGCTGCTTGAAGAGAACTTACACCACTTGAAACCCGATCCTTTAGGAAGGAAATATGGATATGAATGCCCTAGATGTCACAAAGAGGTGGTGTTTCCGAGCCAAGATATGGCTTGGAGGTGCAATATGTGTGATGTAACATTAGACTTCGTGAGCGTGGGGGTATGAGCCATGGAAAGTGCGATTGTGGATCTAAGTTTCCACTGGCAATGAATAAAGATGTTCACTTTCACATAGGGGTGTGGTGCGGTAATTGTAATCAGAAGTGGTCTTTCAGTTCAAATGTTGATGATGGTCAAACAAAACTATGGCCGCGATACTTCAAATGTTCATGCGACGCTAGGAGATTCAAACAATGTGTTTGTGACCCGGAGGCGATTGAATGAGGAATAGATCTGAAACATACAGAAATATCTATTCAAAATATAGAGAAGATAGAATGAAAGAAGTTATTGAATTAAAACAGGAGTTGAGAGAGTTGCAACGATTAGTAGAGTTCCTTTGTCAGAAGGTGTTTGAATGAGAATAGTCTTTGATGTTGATGATGACTTTGATCCTGCTGAACATGTCGGACATATTACCTATGTCAGAAGAGATGATTCGGTGGTTTGTTTAACTTGCATGGGGTTAGATGAAGAAAAGGATCAAAGCATTCCAAGATAAGGAAGAAGGTCGGGGATTTGAAGTCCAATGAGTAAATAGATCAAGCGCTCCAATCTCTGAACTCTTTTTTCAAGTTCTTCAAACATTAGATCATCATTCCTCCACCAACTCCACCTTGGCCAAGTGCAGAATGTTCGTAGACCGCTATCTCTTCAGTATAGAGATCCCCGTACGACGCATTGTCAGTTGTAGCCATTGCAAGGGGGAAAGCGATAGCAAAGAAAGTAACGCCTGCTGTAACGCCCACACCCGAAGCACTACCATATCTAGTGGCTGAAAGATACCAAGGAACACCTTTGGATATTATGTGCTTAGTTGCAGGGACAACTAATTCTTGATATAGAATCCTCATGACTGCTGAAGACATATTCCATGTGTAAATAGTGGAATGGTAAATAGTTTCATATGCAATTCGTAGCGCAACCTTTCTTGGTACTGGATGAACCAAGGCTATAAAAAACACAGCAGTTCCGTTTGGACCTAACTTCGTATAAGCCTGAATTGAAACATATCTAACCAATGCAGCCATGACCGGCATTGCATAAGCCATTAAAATCAACCCTGCGTTTGGTCTAATTCATATGAGCGCTTTAGTCTCATCAAGTAAACTAAGTCTTCCTCTTGATCTCTAACTCCAGTTAGATAGAATCTTGATGATGGAATTTGAATTTTAGTAATCCCTGTATCAATCCAAGGTCTGATTATCCGATAACAATATAATTTAGAAGCTGCTGTTGGTTCTCCTGAAGAAAAAGAAGTTGATAATTCAGTTCTCATCATTGAAGAAAATGCCAGATTAGAATTAGAAGTCATGAATCTGTATGAACCC